CATGTTATATTGGTCTTGCTCAGGAGCTGCGTTTGATACGTGGAAGTACTCCAAGTCATCAAAGATTGCAGAAACCTCAGAAGATACAACAATCCAGTTAGCTCCACCTCTCAAAGTTGATTTGTGGATTTGAGCTGAGATTTGGTTGATTGCAGTGATAAGAGTTTGGTTCCAGTCCTTCTGAGTGTAAGGAGTTGTACCAGCGTTAAATCTCTTCCATCCGTTGTAGTCCCAACGAAGGTTCCAAGATGCAGCTTTTCTCAAGTCCCTTAAGATTTCGCGGTCGATTTCAGCAGCCACTTGCTCAGACAACAAAGCTGTCAATTCAGCTTCAGCGTCAATGTTGTGGAATGCTGCAACGTCTTGCGCCATTTCTGGAGACCATTGAGCTCTAAGTTTTCTTTCAGTAACCGAAACAGTCACAGACTGAAGGTCAAATGAAACTTCACCAATTTTATCTTCAAATTCAAGACTCTTATAGATTCTATAAGTTGCCAAGAATGCGTTGTTGTTAGCGGTTGAAGAAGAGAATGTTGAGCCCGTATATCCATCAAGTGAAGAATCTCCACAAGAAATACATACAGGAACTTGTAAATCAACTTCAAGGTAAATTTTACCATCTGCAGTACAAGTATCGTAGTATCCACCGCCACCAGTCCTACTTTGAGGAAAAGCTAAAGTTTCATTTTCACCATATTGTACAATACCCTTACCGTATTTTTGAGTTACAACTCTGAACAAGTAATTGTTAGCTATGTTAGCTGAAGTTGTTGTGTTTCCAGAAGCACCACGAACTTGAAGGTCAGTTAAGAATTCTTCAGTATCCATTGGTTGACCGTTTGGACCAATCAATTGACCAGCACCAGCAGATGCAAAGCCATTCAATTCAATTAGAACTTTTCTGTAGTTACTAAGACCATAACCAGAAACCGTTAATTGGTCAGCAACCCAAACTACAGTTTTAACACCACCAGCGATTGGGTTAACACCGTCTGAACTAGTAGTAAAACCTGGAGTTAAAGCAGAAAATGAACCTTTAGAGTAGTCGTAAAGACCTGGAGGGTCTAAAGCGGGTTCATTACCTTCGTAGAATCTATCGTAAAGGTCTTTTTGTGTGTTATAGTCGTAACCAGAACTTGGAGTTTGGTCCGCATTTGCATTGGGTGCCCCAAAAGGTGCAAAGTGCTGATTTAAATTTCCTGATTGATAAGACTGAATGTTTGGTACAAAGTAGAACAACTTACCGATAGGAAGATTCATTGCTTGTACTGAAACGATGTCGTTAGCCAAAAGCTTAGAGAATACTCTTCGTACAATTGGGAATACAACAGTTTCGAATGAACCGGTATCTGCAGTTGAAGCTGCTTCGTTAATCAAATATGACGCTTGGTTTTCATACAACTGCGCGATATTTTCTTTTAGGTGTCCGTTAAGCCCGTCAAGGAAACCTAACTTGTCCCATTTGTTAATTGTGTCTTCTTTGATAACTTTAAGGTGCTTAAGACCGATATTACCAACTAGACCACTTTCTAATAATGCTCCCATTTTTTTGTTTTTTTTAAGGATTTTTATTTTTTTTTACAATTTTGACATCAAATCTTTAATTCTCATGAATTGCGGATTTTCATATGTCTTAGACTCAATGAGATTTGCAGCAGAGCCAGAAGTTTTCGTTGAATTCAACTGTCTATCTACGCTTTCCGAAATATTCTTTGTTTCAACGTGCGCAAGCTCCTCTCTAAGAGTTTTGTAGAGTTGTTTTGATTCTTTTAGAGATTCTACCGAATCAAATCTTCTCAGGATGTTAATTTTTTCTTTTTTAGTAGTGGAATGTTCAGTGAACAATCTAGTTGCGTATGCGAGATTAGAATTGAATACAGCAACTTCATTGAGTTTTTCTCTGAATACATTCAAAGCTTTTCTGTATTCTTCATTCTTTTCTCTAAGCATTTTTAACTCAGCATCGATTGATTCTACCTTAACACCATTATCACCATAAACATAATTTCTGTTATTTGTGATACCTTTTCTTAATCCTCTACCTTCTTTAGAACCCATACCATAAGTTCTAGCAGCTTCCTTTGTTTCTTCCTTGGTTTCATAGTCTTTTTTACCAGGATGGGTCTTAGATTTATCACCTTTGTTACCACCAACTTTTCCTTCGTAGTCTTTAAAGTGTCCATCTTTACCCTCACCAGCTTTCTTTTCAACACCGTCTACTTTCTTACGTCTGTATTCGTGTTTCTTAGAATCGTCTTCCATTTCACCTTCTTTGAACTCAAATTTTGCTTTACCAGTTCCCATAGTTGTAGGCCCAGCCTTTTTGTGGTCATCAAACCCTTTCTTAGGTAAAGTACTATCGTACTTAAACTTAGGGTTACCCATTCCAACGCCTTTTGGTTTTACAGTCATTTTAGCTTCGGTTAAGTCGTAGTCCTCACCCATCATGTCTGAATCTTCATCATCCATCATTTCGTCGAGTTCTTCTTCCCCATCCATTTCTATTTCGTACATGATTTCGTCATCTTCTGATGATGAACTTTTTGGGTACAAAGCTGAAAGCACAGCATCTAGGTCAGCATCTTCTTGCATATCTAGTTCTGTGAAATCCATATTTTCTTCCATCATGTCTTCACCTTCCATCATTTCGTCGTCTTCTTCCATCATATCATCTTCGTCATCCATATCAGATTCTGTAAGTTTTACAATGTATTCTACGTCTTCATTTTCGTCGGTCAAATGAATTCCATCATCATTCTTTACCACAACGATACCATCTTCTGGACCCATTGCTTTAAAAGCTTTGATTACTTCTTCATCAGACATGCTAGTCATATCGATAGTTTCCTCCGAATCTTCGAAGTTCATATCCATATCACCCATTCCTAATTCATCAGAGTCTTCCATATCCTCAACTTCATCGTCCATGTCTAATGACATATCCAACTTGGTATCAAATTCAACCTCATCTTCTTCTTGTTCAGAAAGAGATTCCTTTACTAACTGACTGATTTCTTCCTTCATAGTAGAAGCAAGTATTCCTTTTGCGTTTTCGGCAATTACCTCTTCAACATTTTTCATTTGAATGAGTGCCTCTTCAACTAAATTTTTAGTTTCTTGCATGTAAATTGTTTTCCTAATAAATAGTTAAGAAAATAAAAAAAACCGTTTATACCCCCCCTTAATTAAAAAAGGTATAAACGGAAATGAAAAAAGGTGGGTTTCCCCACCTTTTATTGTTAGTTGATTACCTCATCGATTTTACTTTCCACCACCGAGATAATTCGCCAGTCGTGTTGAAAGCCTTGATATTTTACTGTGACCTTGGCTTCTACATCAGTGACTGAGAAACCATTTACAAGTTTCTCTTCTCTGATTTTTTTTAGGCGACCAGAGTTCTCATCTGGTAAATCATAAACAATTTTAGCAATAAAGAATTTTTCATCCATAATAAAGTGTATTAAATTAACGACTTAAATAATCGGATAATTTTTTCATTAAGTCAACTGACTTACCCATTTTTGTTTCAGAATTTTTCAGTTGACGTTCTTCCTCTAGATTTTCTTCATAGTTATTTCTTTCTTCGGGGTTACTAAACAAATATGCTCCAGGGGTTGATGGGGAAGAAACTAGGTCGAAACAAATTAGCTCAAAATCATCTTGAACTTCATTTTGTTCTCCCCTTTTCGCCAATGAACCCACACCACGAGATGAAACACCCATTGTAACGCCTTGTCTCATGAGGTTTGCTGCTATATCTCCCTTGGTTGATACAATACCACTCTCATGGAACCCAGGAGATGTAAGGAGTTTAAGTTTACCCATTAAGATATGGCCATCCCACCATATGTCTGTGATTATATGCGCTACTCTATCTAGGTCAATTAAAGATGATTCAGGGTGGTTAAGCTCAGATGTCGACAAACCTTTTTGAATGGCTATTTTATATCTATCAGCTTCACGTTTTAAAATTTTTTCTGGGTAAACACGACCATTGCGATTGGGTACACCATATTTTTGTAGAACAGCATAAAATTCAAAAGGATTTCGGTAATCCATGTCTTTTTTCTCAGAAAGTAAAACCTCATTTAATGGGTCTTTAGGTGAAATATATCCCGCATCCATTTCAATAAGGATGCCTTTACCAATTTCTCTGGGACCTAATATACGTAAATCTTTCATTATATCTTTTAAAGATAAATATAATACTAGTTGATAGTTTTTATTATATTTTTTTCTTTAGTGGGAGCGAATGTAAAATATTCGTTTCTTATAACACAATCTCGGTAAATTTCTTTAATAATTTTTTTAATAGCATCTTTTAATTGTGAGCCTTTAAAATCCATTTCTTGAATAGTGAATAAGTTAATTTCGAGGTTCATAAATGATTTTTTATTAATTGCTATACCGCTAGTTCTTAAATCCAAATCAACTATAAATTTTTCAGCAAAAAGTTCTTTATTAATACTCTGAAATACAGAGTGTTTTATATTGCGTGATAAATTGCCAACAACTCTTTCCCAGTTATCGGCCTCTTTTACTGGACATACCCAAGTTTGTAAGTTTATGTACATGGACTTCAAGTTTTTAGAATCTACGGTGCCGTATGATGTTTTCAAGGATTCGTATTGGTTTAATTTAACCGTCTTACCTTTTTTCATTAATATTGTTATTCAAATATGATTTATTTTAATAAAAAATACGAAACTTTTCAATAACATCCAAATATTTCTATTATATGCTAATTGTTGAAGTAAATCATAATATAGAAAAAGCCCTTAAGCGTTTAAAGTCAAAGGTTATTAAAACCAAACAAAATCAAAAGTTAAATTCTAAAAAAGAATTTGTAAAAAATTCGGAGCAAAAACGAACTCAAAAAATCAAAGCTCAATATGTTGAACAGCTTAAGAGTCGAGAAGAATAGATTCTTCTAGTTTCTTGAGTCTGACATAGTTAATTTGGTCATATTTTTCTAGTTCTATTTTACCAATAGTTTCGAAAATTTTTGTTTTCAAATCAACATCTTTTTCTTTGCTTGTAAGAACTTTTAATTTGTTAACTGCGGATTCTTTTAAATTTGTGAATTCTGTTTCTAGGTCAGAATCACTTTTTGCTAATATATGAAAAATTTCTTTTCTTGATGACTCATCTAAACCTGCAACGTATCTCGATAAAGTCTGATTAGCTATCAAAACCATCGACTTAATAGGAATTTTTGGGATATCTTTTACCTGAATCTTACTTTCCACTAATTTGGAAAGAATTGTCTTTTTGGAATTTAAACGTTCTTTTATATCTACCTTGTTAAAATAAATAACATTATCAATATTCTCATAAAGATTTTCGGACTTTTCTCCGTTTTTCGGTAAAGAGGTTTTTTCCAAAAGATGTCTTATAACAATAACCGCCTCATCCAAAAATTCTTTGGCGTCACTCTCACTTAATCCTTGTGGCGATGAAAGGTCATCATAAATGGAATAAATCTTTGAAAAAGATTTGTTGGTTAAAACATTATGTTTGAATTCTTTCAGGGTTTGTTTAAAGGACGATGTGTCCTTGAAAGATTCTACTAGGTTTTTTTCGATGATAGATTTGATTTGTCCGAAAGTCATGAGGTTGTAATTATTCACTAATAAATATTAGGAATTTAACAACTTGTCTAATTCTTCTTCAATTTTACCTAAACTTTGTTGTGCAATACCCAAATTTAAATATTTGCTACCATATAAGTTAGTTTCAATCAACAAATTCATATCCTTATCAATAATAGATTCTGGAGTAATTTCAGCTTCTTCTCCAGCTGCTGGGGTTTCTGGCGCTCCACCAGTGTCAGATGCTCCACCGAAGTCTTCGCCACCTAAAGCACCCCCTAAATCTTGAAATCCACCACCAAATGAAGCTGCTGCTGGTTCACTAACTTCGCCAGGAGGAGCTGTTGGTGCACCACCTTCACCTGGCTTGTTACCATATAAAGCATCGAGCTGGTCGAAAATTCCTGTTTTGGAAATAGTTGCTGGGGTGTTTTTGAGCTCCTCTCCAATTGCTCTTTCCATTCTTTGCTGTAGAAGGTCAGTTCTAATATCGTCATCAGACCAATTGAAAATATGTTTTTTAGCCCATGTTGATGATGACGGTTGAATACCATTTCCTGGGTCTGAAACCAAATCACGATAAAGCAATACTTTTTCTTTCCAAATGTCAACTTTAAGCAAATCAGCTTGAGTTGATGGGTTAGTAAGACCGAGAGTAAAGTTAGAAATCTCTTCTTCAAATCCAAGCAAAAACAAGTGAACAATAGCAATCTTGTTAAGCTCCTGAATCATGGATTTTTGAATTCTATTGATAGTACGGGCAAAACGAATATCTTGCAAGGCAAGGCTTTTACCATCACCAACAACTTCTTCAAATCCAAGAAATGCTTTTGGAATACGAAGAGCTGTTACAAGTTTTTTCTGGATGTATTCAATATCCGCAATCTCTGATAGGTTTGTTGCTCCAGGAAGCGTGTCAATAGGACTTGGTTGTGCTGGGTCACGTACCGGAATGAAGTAATCCTGGTCAACAGCCATTTGATTAAAACGCATATCAACATTACCACTTTTAGCATCAACAATTTGTTCTCTTTTGAACTTATTGGCAACACGTTGTACATAAGCTTCGACGTCTTCGTCGGCCATATTGCCAACAAAAACTTTGAATATTCTTCTCTCCGGAGCACGTGAAGTACGATAAATCAACATCGCATCCTCCGACAAAAGAAGTTGTTTCCAAATTCTTCTTGATTTCTCAAGCATTGAGGTGCCATAAGGAAGTTTTCTATCATCGCCTAAAAGTCTAAAGTGGGCAATCTCCCATGGCTGAAATTCCATGGCTTGTGCTTTCCAGGTGAACTTTAAACCTTTGTCCTCGGTATTTTGAGAAACACCAACTGATGCATTTCTTGTGGCTAATCCTTGTTCAAATCTTTCAACTTCTATATTAGGTAATTGCTGGCAACCTATGACACCTTTTTCAGGGTCCAATCTAATGTAAACAAAATTGTCACCATATTTACAGGTGTTTCTTGTCCACATTGCAAGGTTGGTATTAATATCTAGCGAGTTATTGAATAAATCAGTCAATACAGACTTAATCCTTTTTGACTCTGAATAAACCTGAAGAATTAAACCATCCTCATTAGGTGTGGTAGATTCCTCAGCATAAATGTCCAACGCAGCAGAAATTTCCGGAGTGTACTCCATAGATTCGTAATCGTAGTAGGACGCTAATCTGTTTGGCTCATAATAGATTGCTTGGGTGTAAAGGTTATTTTCAACCTTAGCAAATTGATTGGCTAAATAAAATGATTGTTTGGCTTGAAGTTTTTCTCTTTCATATTCTGCCTTATCAGTTGTTCTAAGAAGTTCTTTCTTATCCAATTTGTAAACAGGAAAATCTTGATTCATCAAAGCATCAGGACCCAAAGCCCTACTTAATCTTTGCCAAACCGTAAAATTTCTATTTTCCATTGTCCTAAACTTAAACTATGTGAGTTTAATATAAATAGTTTTACCTACCAAATAACCAACCATATTTTTCATAGTCAGCCCTTGACGCCGAGTAATTTTTTTGGTTATACATTCCTGGTTGAGAAAATTGAGGGACCGATGGATTGAAAAATTCTGATTTTTCTTTATTTTCATTAATTACCGTACTCCATGAGTTAAGCATGGCTTTTGTATGATTTACTACTTTAACCAAAGAAGGAAAAGCTGCTTCAGCAACATACAGAGCTATTGAAATTGCCATTATACAATCATCATGGTGACCCCTCTGGTGGTCAGGTCTTCCATGGATATACACAAAGGTACCCATTTCGTTAATTAATCGATTTGACCTGATTTTAAAATCATGGCGAATAGCCTCCTCAAGAGACGCAATAATTTGAACTCTTTTGTTGTTAAAATTAATTCCAGGAATTTTTTCTTTAATTTTTGGGTCGTATTTCCACTTGTTACTCATATCAACACCATCATAGTAGAAATTTTCGTATCCTAATTCCTGCAGTTTTCTAGAGGTCGCTACACCCATACCACCCGTGAGGTCAGTAACACATAAAGCACTATACATAATACCCCATTTATAAGCAATTTCAGCTAATGTGTCAGGGGGTAATTTACCAACAAATTCTAATACTTGTTCCTTACTGTCAAAATCAATAATTTCTATACATGAAAAATCCTCGGAGTCTCCCCGTGAAACATCAACACCCATAACATATTTGTGTCCATTTTCTGGTTCTTTCCAAATCCAAAGTTGGCCAGCAACTAATTTTGCTTCAGGTTCTTTAACATCATTTTTAACAATTTTCTGGAGTATTTGTGCGTCAAAAACGTTATCACCAGAGCCCAAGAAATTACACTCTAATTCCTGAGCTACTTTTCTTCGCTCATACTTTAACTTTTTTACCATACTTTCAAACCATGATGAACAAGGTTTGTAGCCGTCCTCAATAAATTTGTGTAGAGTAATTAATTGTCTTTCTTTTCTATTTTCTGCAGATAAATCTATAATTGCATCTTTGGGATATTCTTCTTTATTGAGAAAATAATGAACTATATCATTAGTTTTAACCATGTATAAATCTTTCGTATAACGAGGGTCTCTATACCAATACATCTCAGTTATTTTGAAATCGTTCATATTACGTAAAGCCTGGTCGTAAATTTCGTAATAAATTGCGTCATAACCGTTTGGTGTTGAAATAACAATTACTTTACCCCCAGTAGAAAGTGATGCCATACAAGCTGCCCAAAAATCGCTATCGGCCTCAATAAAAGCTGCTTCGTCAAAAATAAGGGTGGTGGGTGTGTACCCTCTAAGTGCGTCTTTGGAAGTTGCAACAGCTTTTACCTCGCAACCGTTAGATAGTTTAAAATGTCGTGCAGAATTTTTTTCGGGAGAAAAACCAATCCCTACCCATGCAGGCCATTGTTCAGTAAAACTTCTAATTTTATTAGCAAACTCAACTGAAGTATCAAGCTTGTTGGCAATAATCAAAACTTTTTCTGGTTTTTCCTTTCTAGCAAAAGCCAACCTTTTACTGGCCCATGCAGCAGTCACAGTAGAAACTCCAGCCTGACGATACTTTAAAGCAATATTTTCATTATACTCTTCGTAATCTTCAACCAATTGAACTTGGTCTTGAAAAAGTTCTAGAGGGACATACCTAGATACGGTATTGTCATATGTTTGTAAATATGTTTTTAAAGCATAAGGAGTGCTTTTCATGCACTTTTTATACTCTATTATTACTTGTTCTTTTGTCATAAAATCTTAGTCAGGACGGGAAATTCCCAAACCCGCTAAGAAATCTAGTTCGTCATCTTCAGAATCTTCACTAGATTCAAAACTATCATATTCTTCCATATTCTTTTTAGCAATTACAATCAATTCGTTAAACTGACCGGTTGCTTTAGAATTTTTGTCTGAGTCATCGGAAATTGCGTTACCGATTATTTCTAGGAATTGCTCAGCAGGGAGTTTATAAAGTTCCATTTGGAACCAGTTGATGAGACCTTTATTTTCATCATCATACATCTCGTCTGGCAAAGCAAAACGAATTTTTTCAACAATTTGTGGACCCAATCTAAGAGACCACGCTTCCATTGGGAGAGTGTCGGTTTGACCCATAACCTTATCTCTTAAATCTGGGTCTTCAGGTAGACCGTATCGACCTTTAGCCTCTTCAATACCTTTGATAATTTCGTGACAAAGCATTGGAAAAATTAATCCATAAGCACGTATTACAGTATCAGCAGATTCTTCAGGCCCTTCTTCTGCACCACTATCTTCACCATCTATATCATCCAGTTCAACCATTGCGGCGACTCCTTGACCCGTTGAGGACAACATATCGATAAGGTCATCCATAGTAAAATACATAAAATCATTGAGTGCCATTACTTCAAGGTACATTTGATACAATCTAGGGTCAATTGCATCTAATTTAGCTTTTACTTCAGGTTTTTGAAAAAGAAAATGTCCTTTTTTTGCTGTGCCTTGGATAATTGCATTTATAATATTACGTTTGTCTTTTTCTAACTCTAATTTTTCTTTAGGTGTTAGTTCATCAATATTAAAACCAGCTTGAATCATTAACTCTTTTGCCTCCTCTTCATTTTCTTCTTGAAGTTCTTTAGCTTCAAGTCTAAAGTTACTAACGTCAATAGGTTCTCGATTTAAATAGGATTCAATTACAAACCAATCTTTAGGAATTTGGGCTTCATCAATGGAAGCTTCGATTGATAAATTTTCCAAAGCATCTTTATGACGAGACTCAATATAAATTATTTGAGGAATTTTCTGATACACTTCAGAAATTAACATTTTTGCAACCATTGGAGAATTAATAGATTGCCTTCCGGTCACTTCCCTTACCTTATCAACTACCTGTTTGAAACGCTTGGTTGCAAGTCTTTGAATTTCCTCTAACCCATCTTGAAAAGCGGGGTTTTTAGCAAATGGATTTTCTGGGTCACGAAGTTTTCGTTCCAAACTAGGGTCCATCCTTTCAGGATAATCCCCATAATCAATCTGTTCTTGTATTTTCCTATTTTTTGCCATCACGAAGGATTCCCTGTATTAATTTCAATACGTCATTTTTAGCTTGTTCGATTTCTTTTTTTGAGGCCTTAGGACCTGGATTTGGACCCTCAAAAGGTTTTTTACCAGGGTGGGCAGGTCTAATAGTAGGTTTGGTGTTAGGCTTAGTTGTTGGCTTAACTGGAGTTGTTTCAGTGTCAGCTTCTTTCATTGACTGCAACATCCCTAAATCAGCAATTGGTCTACTCACTCTTGCAGATTTCCCTTTTTTTGATTTAGGTTTATAAACGGAGCGACGTATAACACCTTGTTCGGCAACGGTTTCTAGAAATTCTTCTTTTGTCATCTTGGGTTCTAAATAATTCTCAACCAAAGATACGATTTTTTCCTCAAAGAAAAAATCCATGGGAGAGGTTCCTTCTTTTAAACTTTTTTTAACGGCTTTAACACATCGTTCAAATTTTGCGGTTTTTTTTGGACCAAGCTGAGAATGACAGATAGCCCAAGGATTGTTTTCATCCTTATTCTCAGCTTCAGTCATATCTTCATATTTGTCAATCTGAGCATCGCTATCATCACTCATTCCATCTGGAGACATTATTTGGTGTGGAGCTTGTGTTGTTGCACCACCCATGGCTGAACCCATGACATCAACATTATCCTCAGCAACTTCACCTTCAATTCGAACATTAATTCCTCTTGAGGTTAAGTCTTTTAATTTTTGAGGGTCACTTGATGCTTTATCGGCAGAAATCATAACAGCACCCTGTTCAGTTAAAAAAATTTTCTTGAGTAAAACATCAATTTGATTTTCGTTTAACTTATAAATTGTTTCGGGGGATAGCCCTAATTCAACTAATTGAATAATTTTATCTTTAGTTTTCATACACAACATTTTTTTCAAATTCGAGAATCAAATCTTTCTCGTATAATTTATCTTTTACTGAATCTTCTTCTTGTCCAAAACGGAAAACCAATCTATTATTTTCTTCATATTCACCAATTTCCCAACCTAAAGCGACAACTCCGTCCATGGCATCGGACATACTGAAGTAATCGGAATTTTGTGCTAATTCTAATTTAATATTTGATTTCCGCAACACACCAACTTTTTGAATGTTGTCTATGTTTGGAGGTGATGGGTACCCATTTGCGGGAGCTGCTTCCCAAGTATCGCCCCAAACATCTAAATTTTCTGAAAAAATAAATTCATAGAGATTGTCACCCTTATAATCAGGACCTAGCCCATTAATAAAAGTTAGATATCTCATTGAACAATTCCTTCGGTAGTAATTTTTACTTGTTTATTTTTACTTTCGAATATAAGATTTTTTTTATTGGTTCTACCAACGAATTCAAATCCTTTATTTTCTTCCAAGAATTTTTTACTAGCAAGTTCCTGTTCGAGTGTTTCTGATAAATTTTCAACTTTATTAATTGTAAAGCTAAATTTAGTTGTAGAAACTCCTTGTCTTTCTTCAAACAATTTTTTTGAATGTTCGATTTCAGAAGAACTAACTTCAAAATATTTGCTTAATACTTTATCAATTTTACTTTCGTTCATTGACATCTCAAAATCATAATCTTCAGAACCCATACCTTCCATTGGTTCTTCTAAACTAGTTTCAGCATCAAAGTCTAAATCCATCTCCATATCCGAATCCATTCCCATATCAGAGTCCATATCAACATCAGCCTCAACATCTTCAAACTTAGCCATTATATCTTCCATATCTTCTGGTTCAAGTTTAGTCAAATCGACAGCAGAAAGCACCATATTAACAACATATTTAATGTCCTCAGAACTCATACCATCCTGAGACTCCAAAGCTCTCATTTTTTGAGTTAGCTTACCTGTCAATTTTTGAATAAGTTTAAAAGAAACTTTCTCTTCCATATCTTGTTCCATACCAACAGGTTCTTCCATGGAGGTGTCTGCGTTCATATCAACATCCATCCCCAAATCCATACCCATATCATCAGTTTCACCATCTACCGAGGGTAATTCTGGTTCAGGAAGCACTGCTGGTTCAGCAGGAACTGCCGGTAACTCAGCTACAGGTGCTGGAGGGGTTGGTGTTTTAAGAACAAACTTTTTTTGTTCTCCAAACAATTTAAGTTCCTCACTTTGTCCGTTAAGTTCATTGTTCTCTTTGATAATCAAGTTTAACTTTCTAAGAGCTTGTGCGTATGAAGAAAAATACTTTCTATTCTTCATTGGTTCCATGTAATCAAGAGTTGATTCATTAATACCTTTTTTTAGAATGTAACCTTGTTTTTCTTTTACAATGTGATAATCCATCCCATCGGATAGGTTTATGGAATATTCAGATGCCTTTTCGTTGATGCTGGTTAAAGGCATCCGATAGGTGGCAATTTCCATAATTCTTTTTAGTTTATCGGCTCCTTCGAGTTTTTCGCTGCCGATTGCTTTTAATTTTGCCATGTTTTTTTGTTTATTAATTTTTAATTGTTAAGGCCGTGCATTCCACCAAGTTGTACCGCACTCAAATCGATTACAGTTCCTTGTTTCCCACCATCAGGCCCAACTGGAACCCAGTCGGCTGGGTGCGGGTATGGAACAACTGTTGGTGATGTGTCTGGACAATCTACACAAGCCTCGGCTTCATATTGTACGTTTACATCAAATACCCCAAAACTTGTTGATGTTGGAGTAGGAGTTGCAGTTCCTGTTGTAGTAGGACTAGCAGTTATACTAGGGGTTGGTGTATTGGTAGGTGTTGTTGTATTAGTCGGTGTAATAGTTTGAGTATTTGTAACTGTTGGAGTTTGTGTTGGTGTTCGAGTATTAGTAACATTTGGTGTTGGTGTTTGAGTATTAGTAACACTTGGTGTTGGTGTTTGGGTCGAACTTGGTGTTTGAGTATTAGTAACACTTGGTGTTGGTGTTTGAGTATT